ATGAAAAAGACACTGCTTTCCCTTTTACTGTTAACCTGCGCGGGAAGCGCGCTGGCCGCGCCGCAGGTTATCACCGTCAGCCGTTTTGAAGTGGGTAAAGACAAATGGGCGTTTAACCGCGAAGAGGTGATGCTCACCTGCCGTCCGGGCCACGCGCTGTACGCGATTAACCCCAGCACCCTGGTGCAGTATCCGTTAAACGACATCGCAGAACAGCAGGTCGCCAGCGGCAAAAGCAACGGGCAGCCAATCAGCGTGATTCAGATTGACGATCCGGCAAGCCCCGGTCAGAAGATGAGCCTGGCCCCGTTTATCGAGCGTGCCGACAAGCTCTGCTAGCCTTCTGGTTTCCAATAAAAAACCGCAGTCGCTTGTGAAGGCGCTGCGGTTTTTTGTTTTTGTTGATGCTCTTACGCCTTTTTTCAGCACACTTTTACTGTGGACTGGAAAACCTGGCGTCGTCATCTATTCTTAAAGGGCAAGGCGATTGAGCCTGCATTAATGCCAACTTTTAGCGCACGGCTCTCTCCCAAGAGCCATTTCCCTGGACCGAATACAGGAATCGTATTCGGTCTCTTTTTAACTATTTGTTTCTCAAAGGTTTTTTCGGTCTCAACACGAAATTCCCCGAAAATTACTCGAATATTCCATATCCTGTCTAAACCATAACATACTCTGCACCGCGTGCGTCCAGGTATTTTTTGGTCATTGTTAAATTTTTGTGGCCGAGTAAACGTTGCGCAAATTCTTCTCCGCGCTCCTTTTCATAGAGCCTGCTCGCCAGGCTTCTGATCTCATGGAAAGGCGGTGGGTTAGGGCCGAATTTTAATCCGGTTGAATCCCTTATCTCTGCAAACGCCTGGGTGAGTCCGTCAGGAGTTAGTGCGCCTGGCTTTCTTCCCCCGCGGCGAACCGGCGAGTAAAGCATGAAGTCGGAAGGGTTGTTCACCCGGCATCGATCAATGACATCCTGCAACACGAGCCCGGCGACGTCCAGTCTCAAATCAAGGGGAAGCGCCAGTTTGTGCCCTGTTTTTTCCTGAGTAACGAAAAGCCTCCCGTCTTTTACGTCACTAAACCTGAACAGAGAGACATCCTCCCGGCGCTGGCCGGTGACTAGTGCCAGATCGCATGCATTTGGTGCCCAGTCAGAATGAGTCAACGCGGACTGGCGGATAACAGTGAACTGTTCGAGCAACAGGCGCTCTCGCTTAACTTTCGGCGTCGGCGTTCGCGTCGGCTCGGCCGGGTTCCTGTCGACATGTCCTTCCACGATCGCCTCCCTGAAGATGTCCATCAGTACCGACCTCAGCCCGGAGGCCATGCTTTTTTTATCGCACAGAATGTACGCTTCAAGAAATGAGGCGATGTCCTTAGTCGTGACTGATGCGAGGGGTATTTTCCCGAACTCTTCCTTAATGGTGGCGATCTGGTTTCGCCTGACCTTCATCGTGTTTGGTTTCAGCTCGCGCCGCTCGAGAATTACCTCGTAACGCTCCAGCCATGCAGCCACTGTGAAAGTGGGCACGTCCTTTATGCGATCCAGGAGAGAAGAGGGGAGGTAATTCTGGTCGATGTAGTTGTTGGCCTCAATGGCCTGGGCAACAGCGTCCTTGCGATCAATCCGACCAAGAGAAATCTCCTGCCCGGTCACCGGATTGCGCCAGCTGTAAAGTCTGTCTCTTTTACGATAGGTCAGGTTACGTGGCAGGTTAGCGTCGTAACGTACTGGCCTTTTCGCCATGAGTCAGTCTCTCCAGTAAGGTGCCGCCGGATGGCAGTTTAGTGTGTTTCGGTTTAGCGCGCAGGTTCTTCTTGCGCGGATCAACGTAGATAGCGTCAGGCTGAACCTTATATTCCTTTCCGTGCAACTCCGGCGCGGGATAAATTCGCCCCTCCCGCGTCCATCGACGCAGAGTAGATAGGGAGGGTGGAGTCGTGTAGACCTCAGCAGCCCATTCCTGCAAATTGAGAAGCTTAGCCATGAGAACTCCTTAGCCGCCAGGCATTATATGCGAGGCTGCGTTGACGTGTTGATTAATCGAAATCAGATAAGAAAAAACCGCCCGTAGGCGGTGAGATTTAGTTGTTAGTGGTTGTAAATATTACTTTATTTTCAGTGCCCTTTTAGCTTCCTGCACAAGCCCATTCAGTAATGTTTCTGATGCCCCAAGATCTGCTTCAGCGCCATCCAGGGAATTTATTGCATCATCCCTATAGTCTGAGCGAGTTTCTGCTCTCATTTTGACAAAATCATTCAACAACTTAGATGCTTTTGGGGTTAACGTAAAATCAGAAAGTTGAGCTATTCGCTCAAGTTCCTGTATATCCTCCCAATAAAGGTCTGTGAGTAACTTTTCCTGTTCAGGAGGGTGTCTGTTAAACGTTTCATCTTGTTCCTGCGTGAGGCTATATTCTAGATTCAGAAAATAGCGGTCAGTCATTTTGACCCTATATGCTTTATCGATTACATCGGTGAATGAGGCCAGTCGTTTTTCCCACCACTTTTCTTTGTAAAATCGATTGAGGGCAAATTTAGCGGTTAAGAATGCAGCTACAATACCGGTTACCAGCCCAATGATTATTTTTGAAGTTAGGTCGTAATAATCGAACTCATTTCCACTCATGAGCATATCCTTGTAAATGTTAGTAGGATCCAAGAAAACAATATCTGCATATTACTTCACCTGAAAATTTTTAACTTCAACTCAATCTCTTCTTGGCAACTGGCGCACGTCTGGCATCCGGGAACGGCAGCGCGCCGCGGAGCCGGGATATCCTCGCCGCATTCAGCGCAATGCTCAGCCGATAAGGCGTTGCGGTTCAGTCGGTGAGCGGAAAGGGCAGCGTTACGCTGAAGCTCTTCAATCTCTGCTGCGGTATCGATGATGTCGGCCATGGTCAATGCTCCCGGAACTGTCGGTTAATACGGTTGAAGGTGAACGCCAGCAATAAAAAAGGCCGCATTAGCGACCTGGTGATGAACGATTTCATGCTGCCTCCGATCCTCTTGTTACGCACATTTCTGGCATATTTGCCCTTACCAGAGCTTCAGCGAACGGCGGCGGAACCGCATTACCGCAGCGGGCCACCTGCTTATCCTTCGCATACTTCACGCCGCGGTAGTCCCTATCGATGATGTACCACTCAGGGAAACCCTGCGCCCGATACAACTCATGGGGCTGAAGCATGCGCATGCCGATATCTACGATGCGGTAAGTGATGCCATCGACAGTAACCAGCCCGGTGCAGTCCTCCCCACAATATTCCCGTAGGAAATCAGCCGTAAGCTGCGCGCGGTACTCGTCGTATCCCTCATTTGCCAGCGTGGTTTTAACTTCACCAAAATGCTGACCGCCAGCGGTCACGGTTTGCAGTGGAGTGTCAGTAGGCTGGCCGGTATTGGTACCGCGCATTTTGATAATGCTGGAGGTGACAAGAGCGTGGTGATCGGTGGTGGTCACGGTGTGAATGGGCTCGTCCAGAGCGACGCCAGCTCCGGTGTAATTCCCGCCGAAGTGTTTCACCATATTCGCCGCGACCATTGCGAACTTTCCGCCGCCGGCAGTAATCGTCCCCAGCGGTTTTTCCAGTTGCAGAACCCGCGGTGCCTGCCCTGGGCGTTCGCCATATCCCATCTGGATCAGCGTCGGCGTCACCAGCTGCGATTTTCCGCCGCCCCCAGCAGTAATCGTTGCGCTCGGCTCGTCTGCCCTGTGGCCGACGCTGGCACCAAACTGGCGGGCGATGACCGGCGCGACAACACACGCGCGGGACTGCTTGAGGATTGTATGAGCGGGTCTATCCAGCGGGCGCGGCTTCGCCTGGTACTCACTGCCGCCGTTGCCAGCCAGGAACGGGGTCAGCGCAGCCTCAACTATGCCGAGAGCATGCCCATTCCCGCCCGGGCGCCGGGATGTGCCAGCAGTGACCGTTGGTACGGGTTCAGTTACTGGCTGCCCGGTGGCACCGGTGCGGGACTTGGTCAAGTGCGGCACGGCTATCGCATATCCATGGGTTTTGGTAATGGTCTGCAGCGGTTCCTCCAGCGATTGCCCACGGAAACAGTCATATTTGCCCTTCGTGGTGGTGTGGTTGCACTTCACAATGAATGGCGTCGGATTGTCCAGAACGAAGCGTTGGATGCCTCTGGCGATGCGCTTTAGGGTGTTCTCAGCTAACTGCTTCTTCCGACCAAAGATTGACGGGGCGCTAATTGACCAGTCGATACACTCCGCAGCTGTGCGCCACGGCGCCAGGCTTCCCGCCTGTACCGCTGGCGACTTCGGGTCTCCGTGCGTAGCCGCCGGCCACCTAACTGGCACGCCATCGCAGCGCATGACCATGAAGAATCGCTTACGAATGGTCGGCGCGCCATAGTCACACGCCCGCATCTCGCGGTAATCGACGTTGTAACCCAGACCATTAATCAACTGCTGAGCTTGCTGGCTATCCGGCAGAATGTCCAAGAACTCGCAGCACTCGGCCAGCGCCGGATGATATGCCGGAATGCCACAGGAGAGCATTCCGCAGAAAGCTTCGAATGTTTCGCCGGCGCGAGCCGGGTCAGGGCGCATTTCCTCGGCCAGTAGCGGTCCCCAGGTTTTGAACTCCTCCACGTTCTCCAGCATCATAACCCGCGGACGAACGGACAGAGCCCAACGAATGACGATCCATGCCAATCCGCGAATCTCTTTCTCAACCGGTTTTGAGCCTTTCGCTTTTGAGAAGTGTCGGCAGTCAGGGCTGAACCAGGCTAGGCCAACCGGTTTACCTGCGGTCGCTGTTGCCGGGTCAACATCAAACACACTTTCGCAGTAGTGCAGAGTGTCCGGGTGATTAGTAGTGTGCATAGCAACGGCATTCAGGTCGTGGTTAATCGCAATGTCCACGCTGCGGCCAATCGCCAATTCAATACCCGTACTTGCCCCGCCTCCACCGGCAAAATTGTCAACGATAATTTCTTTCACGAGCTTCTCTCCATTGTTGAGATTAATGACCGAGCGGACACGACTATTTGAGGAATGGGTGTTTTCTCTAACCACATGCGGTTGATGTGAAATTTGAGCTTGCGCTTATTGTTTTCAGTAATGGCGCCGTCATGTTCAACGGCACTGAAAACCATCTCGACCTCTGCCGGCCAAATTGCGCAATCTGTTTCATAACCCTCCGGTGTCGGTTCTGATGGTCCAACCATTCCTGGGGTGAGGGTTATGCTGGAGGAACATTCTTTTCCCCAGTGATCCCAGCCCGGCGCCGCGCTGCGGCTAAACAACTCAATGCGCGGCACATCGCCGTAAAGCAGCTCCAGCCGGTGGCGAACTTCCCACGGCTTTTCGCTGTGCTGGCCGAGCGGGCTGTAGACAACTTGCTTAATCCCGGCGTGCTTTCGTTCCAGCCCGGCACCGCGGGTAGCAATCAGCAGATCTTCGGTATTGGCCCGGGTGTGGTTGCCGCCGTTCATGCGCGTCTCGGCGTTAAGCAGATCGAGGAAGTCGTAAAAGTCGGTGACTACACCCTCGGCCATCGCCTTGTTGATGCGCAGCTCAGCGTTCTGATTCAGCTTCACCCAGGTAAAGCCTTTCATCGTTCGAACGGTAAAGCCCCAGGCCTCGGCCAGTTCGATCGCCTCCTGGTTATGCGTGCCGGTGTACCACATCGCTAGCACCGAGTTTTCGGCGGCAAGCTCCCATACCGGCAGGCGCTTGATGTCGATGAGCTTCATGGTGGAATAGTGGTCGGCGGCGGCCCCGTTACTGATGGTGTTACCGTAAGACCAGGGTGGATCAGCGTAGATAAGAGAGTATTTTCCGGTCATCGAATTACACCTCAAATGCAAGTTGTGGTGTGAAGAGGTCGCGTTCAGCGTCGTAATTCAGCGAACTTGCAGAGTTAAAGGCTTCAATCCGCTCAACCAGCACCGCAGCGCGGGTTTCTTTGCTGGCTGGGGCGTAGGCTGATTTATCCCACGCTTTGTCGATGCCGATGTTTCGCGCCACGTTTGTGCTGTCAGCTGACGACAGCGGGATGTGGCGGAAGATATCGGCGTTCAGCATGCGCAGGCCGTGAAGCTTTGTTATCGGATAACCGTTTATATCGACAACGTGACGGATGAGATCGCGTAACTTTGCCCGACATGAGCGCGGGCGCTTCGCGTCGTATTCACCCATGCTGCCGATACATACGCGCGGAAATTCTCGACACAGGCGGAAGAAACGTTCATCGGGCTCGTTCATGTGCCACACCGGCGCGCCGACTACTTTTCCGTGCGGCCACTCGGCGATTAACGCGTCGTTCTCTTCACTGGTCCCGCCGATCACGTCAGGGATAACAGCAAAAGCAAAACGTGGGTGATTCATCCAGCGGCCTACAAACTCGTAGTAGTCATTCCAGTTAACAACTCGCTTTTTTTGTCCAGAGCTGAATGCGCCGTTATCTAGCGCGAAAGACTGGGTGACTTCGCTGGCCAGAGCTAATTGGCCTGGGTTAGCGAAGGAGATGAAAGCGTGCCTGCCTTTCCATGCCTTCAGGGCACATGTGTCAGGCGTAATAGGGCCGCCGTGAAAATGAATCATGCCGCCTCCTGCCTTTCCCGATATTCCTCAGCGAGACGCTGTGTCTTTAATGGATTGCTGACCACTTCACCCCATGGCATTAGCCAGCCGTTACCAATGAAGGGAAGGCACAGTGTGCCAACCCTGATGTCGTCGTGAGCGTGAGTCATAGGATGGACTCCATTTCGTCGATGTAGAGGCCCTGAGCAATCAGGCGGCTACGGCGTTCTGCACGTTCAATGCACTCCTGCCGCCTGCCTTCCTGCGATTGCTCAATGGCGCGCCGGGTGAACAGCCGCGATTTACCCTGCGGCGTTACGACCTGTGGCTTGCTGGCCAGGCTAAATGTCCGGTCGCAGATACCGTCCTCGTTGAGCCATTTTTCAGACTCAACGATCTGCGCTATCTGTCCGGAGCCGCGGGTAATACCGTTGGCCACCCGGTTAAACTCAATGAGCGTTACGCCAAACTTTTCAGCTATTTCGCTGCCGGTTACCGGGCGGCCGCGCGTCTGAATCATCCAGATAACGCGTTCGCGGAGGCCTGAGAAATGCCCGGTTCGCCCGGGCCTGCGGTAGAAGGGTGTGCGTTTCATTTCCACTGCTCTCCGAACGTGAAGCCGATCTCCGCCAGCGCTTCGTCCATCTTCTCAATGAACTCCGGCAGCATTTCGTTGAAGTCGGACATGTACTGCGGATCCCGCTCAACGACGACATGATGGATACCTTCGCGCTTCATGCGCGGGTCGTAGTTGGCAAAGAACCAGGCCTCTTTTCCGCTCACCCACATGCTGTACTGCACCTGGGCCATGTATGCAGACTTGATGGCTTCGAAACCGCCAAGGCGGAATTTCATGAAGTCGCGAGAGGTGAAAGGGCATTTAAGCTCAAGACCGAACCCGTTACTGCACAGACCGTCAGGGGAGCACGCTGTGCGTATGCTCTCGTCACGGAACAGGATCGGAGACTCCGTGACTTTCACGTCAGTGGTGAACTCGAAGAGCGTGCGGGCGTCCTCCTCGTACTGCTTGCCCCAGGCCAGCGCCTTGGCGTTAACCTCTGGCGCCACGCCGGTGCATACCTCGGCGAGCAAGGTGTGGAAGTAGGACATTTTCATATCTGTCCACTTCTTCCCCGATCTTGGCTTGGATATGACGTTGTGTACTTCTGAGGCAGTAATGACGCCGAGGCGCAGCCGGTGCCACGCCTCATCGCCCTGTTGGATAGTGGTTACGTCAATGCCGGTCCGGGACAGGATAATTTCTGGTGTCATGCTGCCGCCTTAGCCCTTTTCTGAAGGAAGCCAAACCCTTTCTGTGCCTCTTCTTCAGTGAGTTCTGACGCCTCAAGAATTTGCCGTTTGAAGATGTCGCTGCACAGTGGGAGGAAGTCTTTCTCCCAGTCTTTATCCAGGGTCGTTAAGAGATCGGTGATCGCCTGAAGCGTTTCTTCGCTTGCTGCTGGTGGAAGTGCTTCCGTTGTGCTGCGCGGCGTGACGTCACGGATATCAACGTCCAGTGATTTGCCTTCCATTTCTTCGGCGGTAGGCTGCTGTCCAATCTCAGGCCATGCCTTACGCAACGCCTGCGCTTCTGCGCATTTCGCCAGTTGTCCATACGGGCGCTTTTTCCACATCGCGTTCGGCGCCGTGGTGTCGCGGCCGCCGGTGGCGTAGTTTTCAATCCAGTATTCTTTGGCGCTGAACTCGACGATCTCGCCGCTGGGCATGCGCTTGTAGACGGTGTATTTGCACCACTGAGGGAAGGTCACCTCGACACCAGTAAGCGTCTGAGTTACGTCGGGCCCGAACTCAGGCTCGCGGGCTCCGGCATAATCTCCGGATCGGTCTGCCTGAATGCGGTAAAGCCCGATGCCCGGCATGACCACGTCGCGCCATTCGCTTTTGCCCGTTCTTGAGTCTTTGACGCTCATCGGCACGAGGTGAACGGGCTTCAGCAATGGATCCAACTGGCGGGCACGGCAGTAATCGAGCGCCATCATTACCGATTCGTCTTTGGCGCCAGGGTAGATGCTGTTCTTCAGCGCGCTCCAGGTAGCAACGTCGATGCCTTTTTCCTGCAGCGCGCTCGCTGTGATTGTTAATTCGTTTGCCATCGTTAATCCCCTCAAAAATTAAAACGGGCAGCCGGTACGGTGTTCCCAGTCGTATTCCGCCTGGGCGTAAGCAACTGCCGAAATGAAATCGTTGTAGGCCTCGGCAGCTTTATCGCTGCGAAGTCCTTCGTATGGGCTGGAGTCAATCGGGATCGTGAAGTGGAAGAGGCCGGACGGCTCTTTTGGCATCATGTCGATGATTTGCTGCGCCCGGTCGTCGATCCACTTCTCTTTCTCGTCGTCGAGCTGCTGCTCAACCCAGCGCCGATCTTCGATTCGGTCGTAAGTGAGGAATGCGTTCATGGTTGCCTCAGTAATGGATTTTCGCGCAGGGGATCAGGTCATCTTTGAGAGCGGTAAGCACTTCGATAGCCTGTTCGCGGGTTAAGCTGGTATTGCTGGTGAGCGCGTTAACGATGTTGGTGCCGACCGTCTTGCGGTGCTTCACGTCAGCTTCACGTTTTGCCTGCTCATCGGCGATGCGCTTCTGCTCAGCCAGGCGAGCATCTTCGGCCTGTTTTACCTTCAGGCGCTCGGCTTCAACCGCCGCGGCTTTTTCGCGTTCCGCCCGGGCTTCCGCTTCCTGCTTCTCGCGAGCTGCACGCTGTTCCGCTTCGACGCGCTGGCGTTCAGCCAGCTCTGCACGTGCTTTCTCTTCAGCTTCACGGCGCGCTGCGGCTTCAATCTCTGCTTTGTGTTTCGCTTCGGCATCGCGGCGTGCCTGTTCTGCCGCTTCACGCTTAATACGCTCTTCATGCTCACGCTGGGCCTGTTCCGCCTGGCGGCGCTGCTCTTCGCGGTCACGGTCGAAAGCGTCATTCATCAGCAGGGCAATTTCGTGGTCTGCTTCGATCCGCGCGGCAAGCTGGCGGTCGAACTCTTCGTTCATCACCAGCGCTTCGGCGTGCAGCGCGTTCATGGCTTCTTCAGCCTTGATGCGTTCCTGCTCGGCTTCCCATTCATCTCGAGGCTTAAGGATTTCGTCACGAATGGCATCGCACTCTCTGGTGAATACTCGCAACTCCTCTTCGGCGGGTTTAACCGCCTCTTTCAATCGTTTGAGGTACTCTCGACCAGGCTTCTCAATAGCTGTTTTGCTGGAGCCAACCATGCGCGCCAGACTGCCAATGCGGTCACGACCTTTTTTAGTGGTAACGTCTGGTACTTCTTTAGCCAGCTCGCGGATTTGCTTAAGATAGCCATTGAGTCCACCCGCCACGTAAAGCGCTGGCGCCTGATCCGGCTTGATTTCGATGACAGTTAAGTCCGTTACTTCGCTCATGGTTTCTCCTGAAATTTGGATGTGCAGATGCTGCCCGCGTAATGCCAGGCCGATCGGTTGAATAGGGTGGTTAGTGCTGGATAGGGTTGCCGTGACCATCCAGAAGGACGTCAATCACGCAGTCACTGAGGCGGATAATTTCTGCATCGGTGTGCAGGTACACCCATTTGCGCTCCTGAATGACTGCTGAGACGCGATAGGTTCGGCCTTCATGCATAGCCATCATGCCGGGCGTGACGCACTGGCGAATGAGCGGGGTGGTGCCGTAGTGGTGCATCATACCTTCACCTCAACCTGTTCCAGGAGGCCAGCGATATGCATCTGCCAGCGGTTAAGCACCAGCTTTTCACGCGGTGCCGATACCGACGTCAGCTGCCATTCGTTATCGTTGAGCTTTTTGGCGGTGTACTGCTTGCCGTTGTGGGTGACTGTCATGATGCAGCCTTAAGAGCCTCTTCGGCTTCTTTGATACGTGCTGCGGTGCCAGCATTCGGAGCAATTTCATTAAGGTGACGAGCGTCTTCCAAAAGCTTTGCGATTATCTCTTTCAGGTCTTTCATAAATCCTCTTGGCCTTATCGCGGCGAACGGAACGGTTAATACAAGACTTCAACGCATTTATTCAGTGTTTCAATGGGCGGTGGATGGCCGCCGGTTGCCATAACTAAGCCGCCTCGGTGAAGCGACTGAGGTATGAAAAAAGCCGCTGGTTAGGCGGCTCTGAGTTTGTTGACGTAATTCATGCATGCTGTAGGGCTGCATGTTCGCCATGTGGTTTTATGCTGCATCCTCTTACTTGGCGGGTAATAAGCAACAGTCCCTTGCGGTGTGCGAAATATGAGGGTGTTCTCTCCCTCTTCGAACTCAACGCCATTACGCTGAAAGAATGCCTTCATCCCTTCATGTGCTGAGTTCCTCGCCATCCTGCGCCGCTCTTTAAGTTCTGGCTTCATGTCTTGCCAAAACTCACCCATCGTATAATCGTCGTCTGCCAT